ACCAGGAGTACAACAGGAGTCCAATGGGTAATTCACCTGTCGATAGAGATAAAGATTATATGTATCAAGAATTTGGTACTAAAAGTCTTATTACAGATTACTGGTCAATGCCACAAAAAGAAGAAGATTCTGAGGAGATAAAGGAAGAAGAACAAAATCAAGAGTAAGGGTATAAATATATTCAGGAAAATTTACCCATTTAAATGGCAGTTCAGCGGGTTTCTAGAGCATTTAAGGATATTAGTTTTGCCTTCGATCCACATCCAGTGACGAAGGACGTTCCTGTGCTTACTAATGAACGTGCGATCATTAGATCAGTACGTAATTTAGTAGAAACGATACCCACTGAACGCTTTTTTAATTCGACATTAGGTACAGACATCCGTGGAAGTCTATTTGAGTTTATTGATCACGGTAGTGCTAGGATTATTGAGGATCAAATACGCAATACAATACGCTTTTATGAGCGTAGGATTGATGATTTAAGGATTGAAGTTGATCCTCAACCTGATCTGAACTCCTTTGATGTAAAAGTACACTTCACCGTCGTTGGGTTAGACCTGCCAATACAAGCCTTCTCCTTCATATTGGAGGCAACGCGATAAAAAATGCCTTATACACAGTTTACTAACTTAGATTTTGACCAAATTAAGGTTCAGATTAGAGAATATCTCCGAGGTAACTCTAATTTTACCGACTTTGACTTTGAAGGATCCAACTTTTCGGTCTTAATTGACACTCTTGCTTATAATACTTACATTAATGCCTTTAATGCGAACCTTGTAGTCAATGAATCCTTCCTGGATAGTGCTACAGTCCGTGAAAATGTGGTATCACTTGCAAGAAACATTGGTTATATACCTCGTTCTAGGACCTCTGCAAGGGCACAGATCAAATTTGAGGTACCAACTGACACATCAAGCTCTATATTGACCTTAGAACCTGGTCTAGTGTGTGTTGGTGCAGCAGATAATACATCGTATCGCTTCTCAGTTCCTGAAAGAATCACTGCTGCGGTCAAAAACAAGAAAGCAGTGTTCGGAGATGATGTAAATCCCATTACAGTCTTCCAGGGATCATACCTGACACGTCAATTTAGTGTTGATACTTCAATAGATCAACGTTATATTCTAGATAATCCCAATATTGACACCTCTACAGTCAGAGTTTACGTCTCTGGTGCCAATGATACTGGTCTTGGCAGAGAATTTAAGCATATTGATAATATTTTAAACATTGATAAGTATTCTGAAATCTTCTTGATGCAAGAAGTTCAGGAAAATCGTTATGAAATCATGTTTGGTGACGGTTATTTTGGAAAAGAGTTAGAAACAGGCAATATTGTTACTGTTAGGTATATTGTTACTGATGGTTCGGCAGGTAATGGACCTGCATTATTTGATTTTCAAGGCAATTTCACTGATGACAAGAACATCAGAGTTATTCCTACTGCATCAGTCACCATTAACACCGTCCAGAAGGCGTCTAACGGTGGTGAAGTGGAGGATGTTAAGTCAGTTAAGTACTTTGCTCCTAGACTCTATTCAGCACAGTATAGAGCAGTTACATCAAGAGACTATGAAGCAATCATTCAGTCCATTTATCCTAGTACTGAATCAGTTGCAGTTGTTGGTGGAGAAGAGTTATCACCTCCTAGATTTGGTACTGTTCAGATTAGTATTAAACCTAAGAATGGTACATACGTTTCAGACTTTGATAAGCAGCAGATCCTGAATAAACTTAAATCTTATTCAATTGCAGGTATTAGACAATCGATTATTGACTTGAAAGTTCTTTATGTTGAACTTGATAGCAACATTTACTACAACCTATCACAGACTGCTAGTGTTGATAATCTGAAAACTAATGTTACATCAGCACTTACCAATTATTCTAAGGATGTTGATATGAATCGCTTTGGTGGGCGATTTAAGTATAGTAAAGTTCTTCAATTAATTGATCGTGTTGATAATTCAATCACTTCTAATATTACTAGAATTAGAATTAGAAGAGATATAAAGGTCCTGAAGAACCAGTTTGCACAATATGAATTATGTTTTGGTAATAAGTTTCATGTAAGTCCCAATGGTCTGAATATTAAATCAACAGGATTCAGAATTGCTGGAGAAGCATCTGTAGTATATCTTACAGATGCACCAACATCTGATGCTAGATATGGTATTCTTTCCGTTGTTAAATTAGGTGAAAACAGTCAAAGAACTGTTGTTGTAAAGGATGCTGGAACTGTTGACTACAATAAAGGTGAAATTATTCTGAATACAATTAATATTGTTTCTACAGTTGAACCTAATGATCTTATTGAGGTTCAAGCGTTCCCAGAATCCAATGATGTTATTGGTCTTAAAGATCTGTATCTGACATTAGACATCTCTAATAGTCAGATAAATATGGTTAAAGATGTCATCGCATCTGGCGAAGATATTTCTGGCGTCTCATTTACTAGAGATTATTATACTTCAAGTTATTCAAACGGATCCTTAGAGAGGAAATAAAATATGTCGCAATTTGAGAAGAGAGTTCAACTCAATAAAATTATTGAGAGTCAACTCCCTGAGTTTTTGGTTGTTGATTTCCCAAAAGCTGTTGAGTTTTTTAAACAATATTACATTTCTCAAGAATTTCAGGGTGGTAATATAGATCTGATTGATAACCTTGACAGGTATATCAAGTTAGATAATCTTGTTCCTGAAGTTGTTATTGGTAAAACAACTCTAAGTTCTGCAATTGATACCGATGATGACATTATAACTGTCACATCAACTAAAGGTTTTCCTGATGAGTATGGTCTGCTGAAGATCACCGATGAAATCATTACATACACTGGAAAAACTCAAACCACTTTTACAGGATGTATTAGAGGTTTTAATGGTATCACTGGATATGATGATACAACTATAAGTAATTTTAGTAATGTTAATCGCCAGAGTGTAATATTTGAAGACACTGAAGCAGAGTCTCATGAGACTGGTGAGACAATTCAAAATCTTAGTGCCTTATTTTTACAAGAATTTTATAAGAAATTAAAGAAAACTTTTACTCCAGGTCTTGAAGAAGAAACCTTTGTAGAAGGATTGAATGTTGGTAACTTCATCAAGCACGCTAGAAGTTTCTATCAATCAAAAGGCATTGAAGAATCTGTTATTATTCTTTTCAAAGTTCTTTATGGTGTTAAAGCAAAGGTTATTGATCTTGAAAATAGACTAATCAAACCATCCTCTGCAGAATATATTAGAAGAGAGCAGGTAGCAGCAGAAGTTTTATCTGGGAATCCATTTAAGTTAGAAGGTCAGACTGTATATCGTTCTAATGATTTAGAAACCAATGCTGCAGTTTCTGAGGTAGAGATCTTCACTAGAGATAATGAAACTTTCTACAACATTGGTTTGTTTGTTGGATATAATGATAGAGATTTAATTGAAGGTAAATTTGATATTACCCCATTTACTAGGTCTTTAGAAGACAGATCTCCTACAGATACTATTATAACTGTAGATTCTACTATTGGATTTGCACAGACTGGTTATATTGTAGCAAATAATAATGTAATTTATTATTCATCGAAGAGTGTCAATCAATTCTTTGGATGTACAGGAATCTCAACTACTGTTGGTATTGGTACATTAATTGATAAGACTTCTGGTATAAGATCTAATGAGACAATTTTTGGATATGAAGATGGTGATATTACTAAGCCAGTTCATTTTCGCATCACTGGCGTATTAAAGAACTTTGAAGCAATTGATGATATTCCTTTGATGGAAGAAGATGAAGTCATCGCTGTAAAAAATGTAGGAGAAATAATTAACAATCCTACTCAAGATAAAACGTATAAAGAAATATTTGCAAACTCTTGGATCTATAATACCTCTACAAGATTTTCTATTGATGAAATCAATGGAGCAACCTTTACACTAAAGACTAATATCGATAAGTCTCAACTTAAGAAAGGTGATACAGTCGAAGTATTGATAGGTGATAGTAATAATCGTGCAACTCAAAATCTTGGTATTGTTGATTCTGTCAATAATACTACTCAAGAGGTTGTCCTTTCAGGTTTAACTAACTTTACTTCTAATCCAAATTTAACATATAGTATTAGAAGATTATTAGTTAAGGCAGATACATTTGGCGTTGAATTGAAAGATGGTAGAAACAAGTATCTTTCCAACGTTCTAAACGTATATACGGATGATAAGAGTCCATTTGGATATATTGCTTCAAACTCTTTACCTGGATATAGTATTCAAGATCAAATTGTTGAATCTTCAATTCCAGATGGAACAGTAAATAATCTTGGTGGATTTAGTAGTTTCTTTAAAAACTATTCTACCATTAAGTTTCCACAAGATGTTAAATTTATTGATGGCGATCAAATCAGATATACTGCTGATAATCAATTAAGTGGTTTAGTATCTGGCGATTACTACTATATCAAGAAAATTACTAACAGTGAAATAAAATTATACATCTCATTATCATTACTCCAGGATGATATGACTGGAAATGATTATGTAAGATTTGGACCTAATACAAATACAACTGGAACACATAATTTTACTCTTACTCGTCATGAAGACAGAGTACTTTCTCCCAATAGTATTTTAAGGAAGTTCTCACTTTTTCCACCACAATCTCTTCCTGTAGATGATAATAGAGGATTGGGTAACATTGGTACACTTATTGATGGGACTGAGATTAGTAGTCCAGAATCTACAGACTCTGTTCATTATGGTCCTTTAGAATCATTTGATGTATTGAATGGTGGTAAAGATTATGATGTATTAAATCCACCAGGCATTACACTTACTACTGTTAATGCAACTGGATCTGGTGCAAAAGTAGAACCCACTATTATTGGTTCCGTTAAACAAGTATTTGTAAATCCTCAACCATTTGATATTGATAGTGTAGAGTCGATATCAATTAAAGGTGGAAATGGTAGTGGTGCTGTTTTACAACCTGTTGTTGGAGCTCGATTCCGTGAAGTGGAATTTGATAGTAGACCATTGTCTCTTGGTGGTGGTGTTGATGTAATTAATGAGATCATCAGATTTAGAGAACCTCATTTCTTGACTAATGGTGAGGTAATTATATACAATCAGAATGGAAATACTCCTATTGCACTTGGACCTGCATACGATGGCAATCAGACAGTCGAAGGAGCACTTGTAAGCGGCGATGAGTATGTTATAAGGGTTATCAACACATCTTCAATAAAACTCTTTAAAACGGCAGGAGAGGCGCTCTCAGGAGTTGCTGGTATTAATACTTTAGGTCTTGCAGTTCCTGCAGGCACTGCTGGCATCCATAAGTTTAGAACCGTTTCAAAGAAAAATCTGAGACAAATTAAGGTTCTTGAATCAGGATCTGGATATACGCATAGAAAACTTAGAGTTAAAAATGTAGGATTCTCTACAGAATATAATACTGTTAGTTTTGAAAATCATGGATTTAAGACTGGCGATATTATCAACTACACATACTCAACATTCTCAGGGGTAAGCACAACCACAGATCTTAGTGTTGTTGGTCTTTCTAGTGATACTCAATATCATTTACATAAACTTGATGATGATAAATTTAAACTTATTGATGTTGGAATTGGTGCAACTATAACTGAAAATATTGATAGGAAGAAATTTGTTGATATAGTTGGATTTACAACGGACGCTCTTAACTTACAAGGTGGATATCAAATTTTCCAATATCCACCTGTTGAAGTTGAAGTAAATGTCTCATATGCAAATACCACGGGCGGAACATTTACAATTACACCTCTAATTACTGGTGAGATTGTAGATGCATACTTATATGAGACTGGATCTGGATATGGTTCTGAAACACTGAATCTTCACACAAAACCATTAGTTGATGTAAGTGAAGGAAAGGGTTCTCAATTAAGTCCAATTATTACTAATGGTAGAATTCAAGCGATACAGATTCTTAATAAAGGAAGTGGGTACCTTTCATTACCAGAATTGATTGTTGAAGATACATCTGCTATCCCCGGTACTGGTGCGATTTTAAAACCAATTATCAATAATGGACAACTTACTGATGTGGTTGTTCTTAATGGTGGAATTGGATATAGTTTTAATTCAACTCGGATATTAGTAAAATCTAGAGGTTATGGTGCTAAGTTTGACACTAGAGTTAGAAAACTGCACGTAAACGATGCATTTAGATTTGCAGAATCTTCTAGAAGTAATCCAAACGTAAAGATATTTTCTAATCTTTATAAGAATCGTAAGACTGATAATCTTGTTTATGGTATCTTTGGATATTCTCAAGATTTAGGATCAAATTTTGAAGAGTTTAATGGAGCACACTCACCAATCATTGGATGGGCATATGATGGTAATCCAATCTATGGTCCATTTGGATATATTGATCCTGTTGATATTCAATCTGGTGTTAGGATTATTAATCCAAGTTATGAACTACAGTCTAATCGTGTGATAGACAGACCTGTAGGTCTTAGTGCAGGATTCTTTATTGATGACTATCAATATACTGGTTCAGGAGACTTAGATAGACACAATGGTAGATATTGTAGAACTCCAGAGTTTCCTAATGGTGTTTATGCATACTTTGTTGGAGTAACAACTAGTAATGTAACTGGTGAATTAGAACCTCTCTATCCGTATGTTATTGGTGATACATATAATTCTCAGGTTCTTACTGAGAATTTTAGTTTAGATCAATCATTTGACTTCAATAATTCCAACCTTGTTAGAAATACTCTTCCATATAATGTTTCTAAAGTTGGTGCAAATTATGATTTCTTGAATGAGAGTTATGAAAAGTATCAACAATTAGGTATTGTTAATGCAGTATCTCAAGGCGTTATTGATGAAATCGGAGTCATTGATGGTGGAGAAGGTTATCAGATTGATGATACAGTTAATTTTAACTTAACTGAATCTGGTGGATCTGGTCTGCGTGGTTCTGTATCAGAGTTGATTGGTATTGGCGTAACTTTAATTACTACAACTAAAGAATCCTTTGAAGGATCAATTCTTGAATGGGATAATGATAGACAGGTTTCTGCATATAATCTTGACAAGGGATTGGGTTTCCCATTCAACGATAAAGATACCGTTCTTGTAAGTGGACTTTCTACTTCTCTTGCAGCACTCAATAGTACATTCCAAGTAGGAATTAAATCAGAAACTGTTGGACTTGCTGGTACTATGGTTCCATATACCAGCACTCCTGGTGGAAGATATGAAGATATCTTCACGTCTAAAAAGTTCAGTACTGTTTCTGTTGGTAGTACACTAGTAGTAAGTTCTGAATTTGGAAATGAAATTCTTACAGTTCTAAACAACTATAATAATGGTGTATTGAGAGTTCATAGATTTGGAACTGCTGGTTTTGGTCATACTATTGGATCAGAACTCCGCCTTCAACCAAACAGAATTACTTTACCTGTAAAAACTAAAGAATTCAAATCTGATAGAATTAATAAAGTATTTTTTAATGCTCTTCATTCTGTTGGTATTGGAACAACTACTGGTGGTTCAACACAGAAAACATTTACTATTGGAAATGTTTCAGAAACTGTATCAATCCCATTCAATCAAATTTATATTCCAGATCACCCATTTAAATCTGGGGAAAAGGTTATACTGAGAAGATCAAATAAACCTGGTGTAAATTCCATTCTTGCTGGTGAAGATAATACACCCAATAATAATTTCTTTATACCCAATACTACTACTCTTGAAAGTGAACTTTATATAATCAATAAAGGACCAAATTATATTGGTTTGGTAACCACCGTAGGTTTAACAACCTCTGGTTATGGTTTATATTTCCATACATCTGGATCTGATGATGCTCAGTATAGTCTTGAAAATAGTAAGACACAAGTTACAGCAGATATTGATAGATTAGTAACTCAAGTGAGTTGTGCTGCAACTCATGGACTTATCAATAATGATAAGATTAAGGTGAATGTTGTTCCTAAAGGTACTGTTGGTATCGGAACATCTACTCATGTCACAGTTAAATTTAATGAAAATAGTAAAAAACTTTTAATTAATCCAATTGGAATAACTTCTTCTGACATTAGCACTGTAACTAATCAGATTACGATTAATAATCATGGTTATAAAACGGGAGATAAAGTTTACTATGAAAGTTCTGAAGTTGCTATAGGTCTTCATACTGGATCATACTATGTGATTGAGGATACTAGAAGTAAGTTTAGACTTGCAGAAACTCTCTATGATAGCAATCCTGATAATGAAACATCTGTCAACATTGTT